AACTTAGTAGCACCCCAACGTCTACTAGGCAACTGTCATAAAGAACTTCTGTCTTGGTGGACAAGAGAAGATGCTAAGGATCATCAGCTTGTCCTCTTCCCTCGTGACCACGGTAAATCAGCTATGGTAGCTTACAGGGTAGCATGGGCATTGACTAAAGACCCTACCCTACGAGTCCTCTACATATCTGCTACGTCTAACCTAGCACAGAAGCAGCTAGGGTTTATCAAACAAATCTTTGCCTCAGATGTCCACCAGAGATACTGGCCTCAGCACATCCATAAGGAAGAAGGTAAGCGTAAGAAGTGGACTACCTCTGAGATTGAATTAGAGCATCCACTAAGAGAACTAGAAGGTATCCGTGATCCGTCCATTATGACTGCTGGTCTGACCACAGGTATCACAGGACTACACTTTGATATTGCTGTCTTGGATGACGTAGTTGTATATGAAAATGCTTACACCCAAGAAGGACGTAAGAAGGTAGAGACACAGTATTCCCTGCTTGCATCCATCGAAGGTATCGGAGCACAGGAGTGGGTAGTAGGAACAAGGTACCATCCTAAAGACCTATACAGTCTTATGCTCGGTATGATGGAACCTTCCTTTGATAAGACTGGTCAGGTCACAGGTGAAGAGAACATCTACGAAGTTATGGAGCGTGTAGTAGAAGACAGAGGAGATGGAACAGGAGAGTTCCTTTGGCCTCGTCAGACACGTAGAGATGGTAAGTGGTTTGGTTTTGACATCAGAGAACTTGCCCGTAAGAAAGCTAAGTACGTAGACAGGACTCAGTTCAGAGCGCAGTATTACAATGACCCTACTGATCCTGACTCCAGACCTATTGAGTATGACAAGTTCCAGTATTTTGATAAGGCACATCTTAAACAGTTCAATGGTCAGTGGCACTACAATGGACAGAGACTTAACCTAGTAGCCTCTATTGACTTTGCTTACAGTACCCGTAAACATGCAGACTACACAGCCATCGTAGTCATTGGGGTAGACCCAGATAACAATGTCTATGTCTTGGACATACGTAGGTTCCAGACAGATAGTATCAGTATTTACTTTAAGGAACTACTAGAGTGTCATAACCGTTGGGGCTACAGAAAGCTCATGGCTGAGACTACCGCTGCTCAGCAAGCTATCGTCAAGTCCCTAAAGCAAGACTACTTCGCTCCACACGGTATAGCCATTAAGGTTGTAGAGGTTAAGCCTACACGTCACCAAGGGTCTAAGGAAGAAAGAATAGAAGCTATCTTGATTCCTCGTTATGATAACCAACAGATGTTTCATTACAAAGGTGGTAACACACAGATTCTTGAAGATGAACTTGTAAGTAACAACCCTCCACATGATGACGTTAAGGATGCCTTAGCTACTGCACTAGAAGGAGCTATCCGTCCTACAGCATCAAGACAGAACACAATGAGAAGACAGCAACAACAAGATGGTAATGTCTTCTTCCATGAACGCTTTGGCGGCAAAAGGTTTGCATAAAAAATGAAGAAGACTTTAGACGTACATCTCCTGATCGAACCTGAATCTACCGCTGGTGTCATTGCGTCTAAGTGGCAGGAGTGGAACTCTGCTCGTCAGCCTTGGCTAACTGAGAAGAAAGAACTCCGTGATTACGTCTTCGCTACAGATACAAAAACAACATCTAACAAAAAGAATGGCTGGTTCAACAGTACAACCACACCGTACCTGACACAGATTTATGATAACCTTAAAGCTAACTATGTCGCCTCTCTGTTCCCTCAAGAGAAGTGGATGCGTTGGACAGGTGATGATAGAGAGTCAGCCACTAAGGCTAAGGTAGATGTCATCCAAGGTTACGTAGAGAACAAGGTACGTCAATCTGAGTTTAAGAAGACAGCAGAGCATCTAGTAGATGATCTGTTGCTGTACGGTAACACCTTTGCTACCGTAGAGTTCGTTGCAGAGTACACAGAAACAGAGCAAGGAGAATTTATTCCCGGTTACATTGGACCTAAGACTGTTCGTATCAGCCCCTTCGATATATGCTTTGACCTTACCGCATCTGAATTTAAGGACTCCCCAAAGATTATTCGAAGTCTGGTGTCTATTGGTGAAATTAAAGCTATGGCGGAGGGAGGTGATCCTCGCATGGTAGAGGCTTTCGCTCGTATAATGGCTAACCGTGCAGCCGTTGTCAGTGGAAGTGGAGTCCAAACAGAAAAGTCAGAAGCATTTGTAGCTGATGGCTTTGGTTCTATTGAGCTATACTACAGCTCACAGTATGTTGAAATCCTCACATTCTATGGAGACCTATATGACATTAACACTGGAACCTTGCACTCTGGGAGAAAGATCACCGTAGTAGATAGAGCCTATGTGCTCTCTGATGAACCCATCGCTTCTTGGTTGGGAGTTGAGCCTATCCGTCATGCTGGCTGGAGGGATCGCCCTGATAACCTTTTAGCGATGGGTCCATTGGATAACCTTGTAGGTATGCAGTACCGTATTGACCACTTAGAGAATCTTAAGGCAGATGTCTGGGATCAGATCGCATACCCTATCATGAAGATCAGAGGGTACGTAGAAGACTTCGAACACAGACCGGGTGCAGAGATTAACGTAGGTGAAGAAGGTGATGTAACCTACCTTGTACCTGATGCTACAGCCTTGAACTCAGACCTTCAGATCAGAGAACTTCAACAACGTATGGAAGAGATTGCTGGTGCTCCTCGTCAGGCTATGGGTATCCGTACCCCCGGTGAGAAGACAGCCTTTGAATACCAATCCCTAGATAATGCTGCTGGTCGTATGTACCAACACAAGACTACTAAGTTTGAACAAGAGTTCTTAGAGCCTCTGCTTAATGACTTCCTTGAGTGTGGTCGTCGTAACATGGATCGTGGAGACCTTATCCGTGTCCTAGATGATGAGACTGGTGTCATGCTCTTCGAGAGTATTACTAAAGAAGACATCACAGCTAAAGGTAAGATCGTACCTATTGGAGCTAGGCACTTTGCCGAGAGAGCACGTAGGGTACAGAACATCCTACAGTTGATGCAGCTTAAAGCTGATCCTACTATCGGTGCTCACTTGTCAGGTAAAGAGATAGCCAAGGTACTGGCTGGAGAGCTAGGAGAACCTAACTTCTACGGGGAGAACATTCAAGTAGATGAACAAGCAGAAACCCAGAAGGCAGCACTAGACGCAGAAGCTGACCTTCAAGAAACAATGCAAGTAGCAGCAGAAGAAGGTCTTTAAGGATGCTTAAGAAAACAACAGACGTAAAGAACCCTATCCCTCGTAGGTCTCAACCAAAGATGACCCCTAGAGATAAGGCTATTGCTGAGGGTAAAGCTAAACGTAAACAATACCAACAGAAGAATAAGAAGTAATATGGATAAACGCTGGAGTAAATTTACTACAGAGAAGGACGTAGAGTCCCGTCGTAAAGAGATCGTAGGCAAATACAAAAATGCCTTTGACGATCTAACAGAGATTCTCGAAGAGTCAGTCATTAAAGATGCTGCTGTTCGTGACTACAGTCCCGGTTGGGATCATAAGCAAATAGCACGCAACGAGTATAACCAAGCCATCAAAGACGTGCTACAGTTAATCAATCTGAAGGAATAATTAAGTTATGTCAAATCTATTCTCTGAAGAAGCCCCTACCACAGGGAACCAAGAGAACGCAACTCTAAGCGCAGGAGATACTTCAAACCAAGAAGACTTCGTAGCTAAGGTTGTAGCAGAAAAGGGAGAGCACTGGAGCAATCCGTCTACTCTTGCCAAAGGTTATCTACATGCACAGGCACGAATTGCTGAGCTGGAAAAACTAGAAGCAGAACAGAGTAAGCGGGATTATGCGAAAGAATTGCTTGAGCAACTACAGTTACAAAATCAGACCCCTAAGAGCCAAGGGAATGTACCTGTTGAAGACACATCTGCAAACACGAGCGAGGCCCAGAAGGAAGCGGGGCAGACCACTTCGACTCCTGAAAATCTCCAAAGTCTGATTGAGAAAACCCTATCTGAACGTGAGCAAAAGAATACTGCGAAGCAGAACATCACTCTCGTTGAACAAAAGCTTAATGAATTGTTCGGTACTGAAGCTAGTAAAGTAGTGAAGAACAAAGCATCTGAGTTGGGTATGTCTCTAGCTAAACTTGAAGCACTTGCAAGTGAAGCACCCTCAGCCTTCATGGCACTAGTAGGTGGACCTAATCCAAAGGAGACTAACTCTCTCCCTAAAGGTTCAGTTAATACAAATGCCTTGGCTACCACCAACACCTCTCTATCTGATCGCAACTGGAACTACTACAACAAGATGCGTAAAGAGAGTCCTAAGGTCTACCGTAGTGAACAGATTCAGAAACAAATGATGGATGATCGTGTTCGCCTCGGAGATAAGTTTAGCTAAGGTTCAATGATGTACCTTAGTATTCAATCTTACTTACTAAATGGAGAACTGAAATGTCTGGTATGACAACTGGCAATTCGGCACATCTTATTCGCTCGGAACTCTGGTCAACAGAACTTAAAGAAATCCTACGCGATGAGCTGATGTCAACCTCGTATGTCCGAAACCTTGATGGGTTTCCTGATGGAGATACGTTTACTATCCCGTCCATCGGTCAACTTCAAGTCAATGACTATGAAGAAAATACTGCGGTGCAGTATCGTCCCTTGGACACTGGTGAGTTCCAATTCACCATCGACGAGTATCTGTCTTCAGCTACTTATATTACCAAGAAGAACCAACAGGATGCTTTCTATGCTGCACAGCTAGAAGCTAAGTTCGTCCCAGAGATGGAACGTGCTATCATGGTACACTACGAAACAACTACCTTGGCCTCGGCTGAAGTAGGAGTATCTGCCAACTCCAATGAGTCGATCAATAGTATCGAACATCGTTGGGCTGCTGGTGGTACTGGTGCCGTGATGACAATTGCAGACTTTGCCCGTGCTCGTTATGCTCTTAAGAAAGCTAACGTACCGGATACAAATCTGATTGCGATTGTTGATCCTTCGGTAGAGTACACTTTGAATACTCTGTCTAACTTGGTAGATGTATCTAACAACCCACGTTGGGAAGGTATTGTCTCTGACGGTATCGCAACTGGTATGAAGTTCGTTAAGAACGTATATGGCTTTGATGTCTATACTTCGAACTACCTGCCTGACATCACTGACTCGGCTCTTAATACTGCCGCTGATGCTGGTGTAGACTTCAGCTCCGTTAATGGGAAGGCTAACATGTTCTTCTCCACGGCTACTGATCTCTTTGTTGGTGCATGGCGTCAACAGCCTGAAGTGGACTATGAGTATAACAAGGATGAGCAACGTCATGAGTACGTAATGACAGCTCGTTATGGCGTTAAGAAGTATCGCCCTGAGAACCTTGTTATTGTTCCTTCCAAGACTAACGTGTAAGAAAGGAAACATATCATGTCTTACGTTAACGCAGATGGTCTCAATGTACTCGTACATGGCGACCAAGGAGTAGTACAAGATAAGGGTACCGTTAAGAGCGGTGTTGTCCAGACTCTTGTATATAACATCGCAGATGCGACAGCTATTGGTAGTACCTTCGGTGCTTCTGATATCGACCCTCAAGACCCTGTCATCCCTGCGGGAGCCTACATCAAGGC